ACCCGTAACTTTTGTAGTTTTGGTTATCCTCGTACTTCCGTCTGGATTAGCAATAGTCCTAGTTTTGATTTCAAACAATCCAAGTTCCATTGATTTTTGCGTCGGAAGATTTCGGTAATCTCCTTTCCTTCCCAGGTATCCCTCTGCGCGGAGCCAATTGAAGAGTCTGTTCTGCCCTACATTGATGCCGTTTTGCTTAAGTAGTTTTGCAAGTTCACCTATAAGGATGGAACTTTTTGAAGTCTCAAGCGCTTCAGCAAAGATTACCTTTGGTCTATCCTGTTCAATTTGCGATTCCAGCAACTTTCTAGCTTCTCTTTCTTCCTTTAGCTTTGTCGCCGCTTGTATGAGAAAGTCAGGATTGTCCAGTAGCTCGTCAGTCGCATACATTCCTGTTTTGCGGATAGCCGGGAGAACTTCGTGTGTAACCCAGCGCTTAAACTGTTTTGCTTCGGGTTTACGGCTGGTTAAGATGAGAGAATACAATCCGGGCTCATTTACAAACCAAACATTCCGATTCTGACCTGATACAAACAATGTTTGGGTCAGCTTTTCGTCCTCATCCAACCTCTTAACTGCCATGGATACATCTGAGTGATCGAGAACCGAACAAATATCTTTCGCTAACCACCACGGCTGTCCGTCTTTCATAATCACGCGAACGTCTTTTCCGGTGAAGTTAAACACTTGTAATTGATTCATTCGCCTACTCCTTTCTTTTCACGTAGCCTTTTTGTATCCATTCCGGGCGTGGGTAATATTCTTCATTCCCTTCAATCAGGAATCCTATAGGTACCTTTTCCCCTGCCTTTCTATCCGGCATCTTGGATTCAGCTTTTTCTGTCCATACCCACGGGTTCGGTTTAGCTTTTTGGTTCATTTTCGCGCTCCTTCAACCACTCTTTTAAAACTTTCACTTCATTTTGAATCTGCTTTTTGATAAGTGTTGCTAATGCGCCGTCCGCTAAATCCTCATAAATGCGTTTCCCGTCCTCGTCGTGGACATGAAGCCATCCCTTATAGTTATCTAGAGTTGTCAAACGCTCCTGGAGTTGTTGGAGTCGTCTTTTTATAGATGCAAGGTTTGGTTCATTCATTCTTCTTCAGCTCCTTTGCTGAGCAGTTCAAGCTGTTCGGGTCTTGCTTTACCACACCAGACATTGGATTCATCGACGAGCGTTACATAAGTAGACCCATGTCGAAACCAGAACCCACCCACTTTGTAAATTTGATCATTTTTACATATGACAAGATGCGCTCCCTTTTTCGGGTCCCAAGTGCCTCCACCGCTAAGCAGCCGCACCGTATCGCCTGGATTAATGCTTTTTTCATTCATTTTCATGTTCCTTTCGTATAGGACTCTCTTTCCTTCCTGTCGAAACATAGAAAGTGTCCGGCTTTTATATTCCTCAGAGGAAGGAGGTGCTGATATTGATTAATTTTGATTCCATCATGAATTTTGCAACTCGTGAAGCTCAAGAAAGAACAATTAAAAGATTTAAAGAATCATCTTCAAATGAATCTTTCAGTGGTTCTTTAGACCCCGAAATGAAAGACCTTATTGAAGAAAACAAGTTTACTATCATTCTTATTGAAGAAATGACCAAAGCGGCTCTTAAGCATTATCATAATGCTATTAAAAATGAGCAGTTACAGAAGGTCAGAACGAAGTTCTAAAATTACCCGGGTGCAGTTCCCTCATAGCCATAATCATTGCTTTCTCTCGTTCAGAATTGCACCCGGCTATTGCTTCATCAAAATCAATTTTTGGAGCAATCCTCACCCCCTCACGATCTTCTTCCATCTCCTCCCGAACAATTTCCCTAACTCTTTCTTCTTGTAACTCTCCCCCATCGAGTTTTATAATCGCGCCTTGACCTAGTTTTAGCGGTTGCTCTTGACTTTCACCCTCAGGAGCAGCCTGGCTCTTTCCATGACCAGCAGAGTCATCAACGCAAATCTTTTTCAAATGATGTAAGGCTCGGATAGAATCGCATATTAAAGCTAAACCTTTACCGTCGAATTCTTTGCCGTTTCTAAAATCCTCAGCTGCTTTTGCTACACAGCCTACATAAGCCTCTGTTAGTGACGAACATTGCTTTTTAAATTCAGTGTTATTCATATAACTCTCCCTTTCGTTTTTAAATGTTAAGATGCATCTGCTTTTACGTTGTATTGGATGGCCATTTCCTTCACGATGCTTATATAAATCTCAGCTAGCTTCACATCATCAAAAATGACATCCAGCTTGGTTAATTTGTTGATCTTGGTTTTAGAAGCACCTTCCCTAGCTAAGCGATCCTTCATATTTTCCAATCGCATGTTCAACTTACAATTCACACGTGACTTTAGCCGTTCGTAGCTATCTCTCCAAAGTTGTTGATATACTTTTCCACCGCCTCCAAGTGATTCGGCAATTTTATTGATAAGTTCAATTACCTTTTGACGGCCGTTAATGGGAGTCATAGATAAAAGCTCCGCTGTATCATCCAGCCGTTTTTCAACAGCAGTTAAGCGGCGTTCTTGCTCCACCAGTTGCCCAATGGAGGCTTGCAGGATTTCTAGCTGCGTTTGTGGTGGTTTGGTGAGCTTTTCCCTCATCCGGTTAAACTCGGCGATGTACATTTCTTTAAACCTTGCAGCTTCTTTCCCTGTGTAGCCCATGACCAAGAATGAAAAGCCGTCTTGGCTCATGACAACCTTTCTGCGAGATTCGCCCTTTCCATCAAGGTAATCAACCGACGCAAAATTGCGTTCGTTAAAATCATCGCTACATTCTAGGTTATGGATACTCCGTAATACATCAGCATGTCTCTTGCCAAAGACCTCAGCAACCGTTAAACTGTCAGTTACTGTTTTGCCATTTTCGATAAATACTAATTGATTCATTTTCGCGCTCCTTTCTAGGGGCTTGTCTAATAAAGGGGCTTGCGCTATTGCGCAGCCATTTCTTTCTTCAAACTTTCTTCAATCCTCAAAGTTTTTATTTTTTTCTGCTTAACGATTTCAATTACTTCGGGAAGAATCGTAGAATAAAAACGCTTAGCTTGTTCAGATGAAAGTTTGATTTTCATGTAATACACCCCTTTACAGTTACTACTGGATGTATATGTTTCTAAAAACTTGTCCTATAGCTAATGTGTTTAAAAATATCAATTACGTCATTAAAAATCACATTTAGATCAAAAAAATTTCCCTTGAGATTTTTATTGTTTTTAATAATCACACTTGCGTCACTAATAGTGACGGTGTTATAATTAAAATTGTTAAATAAAGTTCCTAAGAAAGGAGATCTTTAAACAATATCTCTGCAGGAACCCCCAAGTACTTAGAAATCTTCAGCATCGTTTTACCTCCGGGTTCTTTGACGCCATATTCAATTTGACGGATGTAACTTTCGCTAAGTTCTAACTCGATGGACATAACCCTTTGGGACTTACCTAAACTTTTACGAGCTTGTTGCATTTCAATTCGGTTCATTTTATCACCACCTTTCATATTGTGTGTTATGGTATCTATACATGTGACTTTCAGTGACATACCCATAATAGCACACTCTCTTAGTGATGGGCAAGGGGGGGGAAAGAAAAAAAAAGGGGAGTTGCTCTATGGAAATGAAATACAAAGAGGTTTTTAAAACAAGATTACGGGAAATGCGTTTAAAAAATGGATACTCACAAGAGGAATTTGCTAAGAAAGTAGGTTTAAAACGTACAAATATTGCAAATTATGAATCAGGTAGAAATACACCTCCATCACAAATATTAGGAAAAATAGCTGAAGGTTTTAATACATCCACTGACTACTTATTAGGAAAAACAGATAACCCCGAATCGCTGAAAGTTCGAGATTTGGATGCAATTTCAATTGATGATCTTCAAAACTTTAAAATAGAGTATCGTGGCGTGGAATTAACCGAAGATGAAAAAAGGCAAGTAATCAAATTGTTGCGCTCAGTCCTTGAACTAAAGAAAGAATAAAGTTCTCATACTTATATATTAGTATAAGAGTATTAAAGGAGTCGATTTCGATGAGAGTTTGTAAGTACAGACGAGTATCGACTGACATGCAAAGGGAAGAAGGAGTATCACTTTCCACTCAAGATGAAAGACTTGACGCATTTATAAAAAGTCAAGGATGGACAGTTGTTGCAGATTATGCGGACGAAGGATTTTCAGCTAAAAATATGGACAGGCCAGCAATACAACAACTCATACAGGATCTTAAAAGAGATAAGTTTGACGTAGTGCTTGTTTACCGATTGGATCGTTTGGTTCGTTCGGTGTCCGATCTTCACGAATTATTGCAAATAATGGATAAACATGATGTTAAATTCAAAAGTTGTACTGAAGTATTTGACACCACAAGTGCTACAGGAAGGATGTTCATAACTATTATTGCTACATTGGCTCAATGGGAAAGAGAGACAATAGCTGAACGTGTTTTTGATAATATGTTGGCTCGTAGCGAAAAAGGTATGAGAAACGGCGCTCCAGCTCCGTATGGGTATATCTACAAAGATGGTTCTCTAGAACTTGTAAAAGAGGAAGCGAAGTGGGTTAAGTTTATTTTTGACAAATATAAAACAACAGGATCACAAAATATCGCCAAAACACTAAATAAACGAGGAATTAAAACTAGGAAAGGAGAGGTGTGGAGTGACTTCTCTATACGCTATTTATTAAGAAATCCAATTTATGCTGGTTATGTCCGGTGGAATTATAGAAGTTTAGCAAAAGGGAAGTGTACTGGAGACGAAGTAATTCAAAAAATTGATCAAGATAATTTCCAAGCAATTATTACCAAAGAAGAATTTGATGAAATACAAATTTTGATAAAAGAAAGAAGCACAGTTGCGTTCCGCTCTGATAACTTTTATCCATACTCAGGAGTTGCTAAATGTGCCAAGTGCGGGAATTCTTTGACTGGAGCATTTAAAAACAAAAAATCTGGAGGAATCTATAGGTTTTATAAGTGCGCTGGTAGGTTTAGAACTGGGATATGCGATGCTCCTGTTATATCGGAGGAGGCCATAGATATTGCTTTAATGAAATGTCTTGATTTACCTGAATTTGATTTGAAATATGAGGAACAAAATAAAATTGATAGAGAACAATTAGAAAAAGAACTAACAAAGATCGAATTGAAGAAAAGTCGGATTAAAGAACTTTATTTAGATGGTGATATTAGTAAAAACGAATATAGAAAAAGAATGGATAGTTTAATAGATGATGAAATTCGAATACAAAAAAAATTGGAAATCGAAGAAATAGAAGCAACATACGAAGAAGTTCTTGAGTGGATGAGCCTTATTAAAGAATCATGGAATGAGCTATCCTTTGAGACTCGGAAGGCTGCAATTAGAACAATCTTTTCTTCTTTAACTGTGAAAATAATTAAAGACCCTGTATTCGGAAGGTACCCCCAATTGCCCGTTGTTGAAATAACCAACTATAAACTTAAATAATTTTTATTATATGGGTTACTTATCGTATCAATGGCTCCTCATGCATCGGACATCCTTTGATCGCGTATACCGCGCCAAGATCTGTTTTGGAAAACTGTTCAAGTCCCCGTTTTAACATGGTTACCAATGTGGATTTCCCCCCGCTGACAGGTCCCATTAACAGTAAAATCCGTTTGCGCACATCAAGCCTTTTGGCAGCGGAGTGAAAATACTCCTCCACCAGTTTTTCAATGGCCCGGTTCAGTCCGAAGATTTCCTGGTCGAAAAACTTGTATCTCAGGTATCCGTTTTCCTTTTCGAACCCATGAGAGGCAATCATCTCATAGACGCGCGCATGCGCAGTCATGGTAATAGCCGGATTTTTCCGTACAAGCTCTATATAATCTTTAAATGTGCCCGACCAAGCCAGCTGATTCTTCTCCGTCCGGTACTCCGAAATTCTCTTGAAAATATCCATGGGTACCTCCTCTCATCTGCATCAACCCTCTTCTTAAGCGGGGCCTCCATAGCCGCAGTTTGAAGCGTACTACATACCTATGCATCTTTGTAGGATTAGTTTCCCGAAATTTGGCCATCCTCTTACCGGCAATTTGCATAAATTTCTTAAGGACCTTGAGATGGTTGTAATTATGGATCAAAATAAAAAGCGGGCAGATATGATATACTGGCAAGCAGAAAGCAAGTCAGCACGGAAAGTTGGGAAAAAGCATGGCGATTCGAAGTGAAACGGAATTATACGGGCCTGTTAAACATTTTTGGGAACAGCGGGGATATGAGGTCAAAGGAGAGGTCAAACACTGCGATCTGGTTGCCATGAAGGGGGATGGACCGCCAATAATCGTAGAACTGAAAAAAAGCCTGACGGTTCCTCTATTATTACAAG